TTTATAAGATACTCGGTATCCACTTGCAAAGCGTTCTGTACTCCGTCAGGGTGTACCACGATACCGAACACGGCTGAATCTTTCTCCCACTCCGCTTGTATCAAAACGGGTCGAGAGATGTTGTACAGCTCGCGCGTGATTTGCTTTGCCCGTGATTCGCTTGTTTGCGTGTCCGTTGGTAGGACTATTATATATCCGTTCATGAGTATATGTTATAGAACGTGTTCAGGTTTGTTTCAATTCCTGTGCGGTTGGCGGATTGGTCGCTGGTGTATAAAAGAACCTCTTGCATTTTACCGTCCATACATTCACTGACTGGACCAGAATTATTTGAGCGTATGAGTAATTTCGTATAGGTAGCATTTAAAGAGTTAGCGGCAGACGTTCCTGAATTACCATCGACGTAAGTAGTCACCGTGGAGCCAGTGTGGAAGGTTGCCCCAAGAATTTGAGCGCCAACTGTCGCTGANANAGGAGACAAATCCCCAGAACGTGAAGAAATTAAGTTGCTACCACTTCTCACTAATCTATACCTATCGCCTTGCCAGTCACGCGTTACCCCTTGCGGCAGTTGACTTAAAAATCTAGTCCCAATATTTGAAAATTCACCTACACCAATTAAAGCCATAGCAGTCACGGAATATGTAAAGGTGGCGTGTAATTTATCCGCAGTAAAGTCCATCGCTGGCTTGCCGTTATCCTCTATCACGCCATTCTGCCCGTCGTAAATCTTCGGCATTAACGCGGTGTTCGTTTGCACTGCGTCATTCGTGTTGGATGATTGATCGTACCACTTCGATATAAATCCGTCATTGCTCCCACAGTGGGCAGCCAGTGCAGTAGTATCGAGTTCGTTGTTAGAAAATCCGATGTCCGCATAGCTGCTCCCGTTGTAAACCTCTACCGCGTCGCCTGTGTAAAGCGCCCGCAATTTGCGGAGTGAATATGCGGCTGCTGCTCCCGTGTACGTGTCTAGTAAATAGGTCGCATCGTCTACNTCCTCCCANGTTTGNTTGAGGCTTATCGGAACCGTGCCGCCCGTCCTCGCTTTAAGGTATTCCAAAAGAGCCGCCTTCACCGTAGCAAAAGAAGCATCGTCTGCGGGCGCTGGTGTAAACTCAACCCATGTCCCCGTGTCGGGATCTGCAAACGCTGCCTCTGAATAGTATATCTTCCTTCGTATAATCTTATCCGTTCCTGGGGTGTCACTCGATGCACTCTCCGCGAGTCCGTCCCCGTCCGCTTTGGCTGTGTAGTAAAGTTCGACCGTATCCGTGGCACCGCTTCGGAAAGTCTCCGCGTCTGTTTGAAAGCGATCGTGGTATTGCACCCCGCTTGCAGCGTCTGCCCATTCCGTATCGTAGTCCGTGCCGCTTGCCTTCACGAGAGCCTGTCCCGTTGTGCCTCCTGCGATGACTCCCACCTTTGCGTTGTTGGTCGTGATGTCTGAGGCTTGTTGGGTTGTGATACCCGTCTTCGCGTTGTTCGCTGTGATATCAGAAGCTTGCTGGGTCGTGATTCCAACCTTTGCCGTGTTCGCTGTAATAGCCGAGGCCTGACCTGTCGTTATGCCAGTCTTCGCAGTGTTAGTAGCAACAGCACTTGCGTCCGTATAACTAACTTTGGCGTTGTTCGCTGTGATATCTGCGGCTTGTTGAGTCGTTATTCCAACTTTAGCCGTATTAGCAGCTACTGCGCTTGCATCGGTGTAACTAATCTTAGCTGTGTTCGCTGTAATCTCAGAGGCTTGAGTCGGGCTGATGGTGGTTGTGTCTCCAGCAAGCGCGGTAGTAGACGTTGTACCTAAAGTGAGAGAAGATGCGTCTGCAAATGAAATAACTCCAGACCCGTCTGTTTTAAGAAACTGACCTGCTGTACCGTCGGCAGCAGGCAAAGTGTAAACCGTAGAACCACCAGAAGCAATTTCAACAGCCCCGTTAAGCCTAGAATCTCCGTTAACATAAAGTTTAACGTCGTTAGGCATAGTCGTCCCGCTGTTCAAACCAAGAGAGGTTGAGGAAAGATTAGATATCGTCTCTAAACCTTCATTTATAGCTAAATCTGTATTAATCTGGTTTGGAGGGGGTGATGGCCGAGACGTTTGCGGAGAAAGTGCGTCTTTGCCATATATCCATGCACCTCCAGATTGACCCTGGACATTATCGAAGTGGCCAGGATCCCAAACCAAAGCGTTCTGAAAGGCTACACTTAGAGTTGCACCAGGAATGGCCCCAAGACCCGCATCGTCCAATTGAACATCAGGAATAGACTCAAGAGTATCGGCGGTGCCTTGAATTCCTTGAGGTCCTTGAGTTCCTTGAGGTCCTTGGACACCCTGTAAGCCTGGTTGCCCTTTGGCTCCTTGCGGACCCCTTGTAGATATAACTATACTGGACTGCGAGCTATCCGAAGAAACGATTACCTTTATCTTAGCCATTGACGCATCTTAAAGAGTGACATCCTCGTTTACGGTAAACGAACCGTATAGTATTGTTTCTACATGATCTGGAGTCGCTGCATGCAACGCCTCTTCAAAAGTTTCAGGTGAAGTTACTGATGGAGATGTTTCGTAAAGTCTTTTCTCAATATCGTAAACATAAACACCAGCGTTTAGATTATTCTCAGAGGTAGAGGTGTCAATCCCCATGTCTTCGTGGTCTATTTTAAACTCAGCTAAGTTCGTGTCGGAGCTTGGGATGGAGGCGGTATTTCTTCCTAGGATTGTGGCAAATTTTTGAAGTTTATAACCACCGTCCTCAGCATCGCCGACAACATCATCAGTATCGGCAGCACGAACCTCCATTTTAAAGGCGTAATAAGGATCACTACTACTCGCACCAGAAGAGGTTCCATTAAGATTGATGTTTTCCCCCTCGTCATCTTTTAATTCAAGATTCATTTTAAAGGTGTCACCACGCTTGCAAATGATGTCTAGTCTTTGAGATCTATCTAAGTTTAAAGTATTTGCCATTACTGTAGTATTTCTGATGTTATATCTCCTGAATCTTCTGATAACTCGCTTCTCTCTCCCTGACGCTGAGAAAGCAACTTGCTTTGCTCAACAGCCTGCTTCTTTACCCTATCGTCCTTCCTGTCCTCTTTAAGCACTTCGAGCTTCTCCTTGAAGTTCTCGTCGTCCTCTTTGAATCCAAGCGTAGCCTGAGCCTTGATCATTTCAATTTCTTTTCTAAATCCGTGCTTCACCTCCTCAAGTTGTGCCTCAAGCTGTGTCTTAAGCTGTAGTTCTTGAGCTTTTAGTTGTGCCTCCATCTGCATCTCTTGCTGCTTGGCCTGGGATGTGGCCTGAGCAGAAGCCTGTTGGATCTGAGCCTGCTGCTGAGAGTTCTGCATAGCGATCTGCTGATTCATCGCAATACGCTTTTTTCTTCGGACAATTAACAGTCTTTCAGCTTGGTTAATATCCTTGAGCTGGCGAATAGCAATCGCATCCTCCAGGTCAACTTCTTTCTGAGATAAAGCAATCTGAATATTCTGCTCAAGGTATTGGCGCTCAGCCTCCTCCATCTCCTTAACTACACGTACACCGAAATTGTACATAGCCAGGTTCTTGAAAGAACTCAGAACAGACATATTCTCTGCCCCGATAGCGTTCTCGTAGATACGATACAGAATTGATTCAGGGTGAATCACCTGCAAGCACTTAACGATATCGCTACAAACCTTCTTATACAGAACCATTGATGAGTTGGTGATATCATAGATCGCGTTATTGGCTGCTGCCAAAGCCTGCTGTCTAACCCCAACTAAAGCATCCGTCTTAGGAGATGAGGCATCCATCACCTCGTTAATTCCCGTAGCATCACGAATCATACGCAGGTAGTGGTTGTACAACCCAATAAGTTCATTGATATTTCGAATGCTATTACCGATCTCACGAATGGGTGGGTTTTGGAATCCTCCCTCTGGGTTCTTACTTCTATAGTAGAATACACCAGTCTGCTCGTAAATGTCATGAAGGTCAAGAGGTTGTAGCTCCCCACCTTTACCTAATTGTACGTTCTCTAAACCTTCGATATCAATGATGATCCCGTCTGGCTTCGCTTTAGCTACTGCCTGCTGGATCTTCAAATGCGTAAGCTGCAACTGATCAGCAAAGCCGATACAGCTATCCACCATAGACTTAGGCATCATGTCTAGAATGTTCGTAGAACAAACCGAATACGATAAATTAGTCTTGGAGATGTCATGGATGTTTTTAGGGATGTTATTCTTCTTGCTATAGTTAAACAAGAAATCAGTCCCCAATACGTAACAACCTCCGTATACAGAAGCAGACTCAAGCTTTACTACCTCTCTATTGAATACAGAGTTCTGAGGGCCTTTGTAGTTTTCTCCTTTAGAATAAAAACCTACGTTACCGTATCTACTCTCTTTATTTTCGAAATACTCGCAATCAACAGACATGAACTCAAAGTCCAGCACCTCAATCATGTACTCGTCGTAACCAAAGTTAGATTGATTGTTTACCCTGTCATAAGAAGATTGTGTCAGCTTGCTGGCATCGTACCCGTACTTCTTCTGAGCTTTGTTCGCTATCTCTTTAAACTCCTCTTCCGTGAACTGATCCCCAGCCATACGCTTGAGCTCCTGGATAGGAACGTATCGCACATGCCCAGCATAGGTGAGGTCTCCGAAGTCTGGATCCTCTGTGAAACTGTGAACGAAGTTGATGGGGTCGATGTAATCGGTCTTAATTCCGTAGTTAGGATCGTTAGACCGCTTGACTACAGCCATACCAGCAATGGCAAGATCATTCACGCACCTACGCAAAGTAGAGTCGTTGAAATCGTTCCACTCAAGAGTTAAGTTAGTTCCTATCTGAGCGGCGATCTCTGAAGAAGACTTGATGTTATTTCCGATAAATATCTCAGCCTCCTCTAATGTTTCTGGAATCTCTGAAGACTTCATCCCCACGCTAACCCCAGTCTTTTCTTCAATCTTAGCCAGCTGCTGCTTAGCCTGGATCATCATCTCGATCTTCCTTCTTTCTTTATCTTTCTCTGAAGAAGACAGAGGGTCGATAGCTTCAAGGTTCGGATATGGAGCCAAAGACAGAATCTTGTTTACTACAATACGAACGAACTTAGGCAGGATAGGGACAGGAGTGAAGTCGATATTGAGCATGCTTCCGTCACCGTTATTCGGATCCAGGGAAGTAAGAAGGGACTTGTAAATAGCTGTATCTTGAGTCCCGTTCGCATAACGACGGTTTCTTTCAAACGTCTTCTTTCTGTTCCCGAAGATAGAATTCTGCTGATCCATCTTACCCCACTGCTTGTATACAGCCTTAGCATAACTAAGACCGTAAGCCTTGCTTTGCTTCTGCTCAGATGAGGCCAACGGGTCTGGAAAGCTAGATTTTTTATTGTTACTGTGCATCTGCAATGAGTAGAGTTCTTATAACTCAATGCAAATATAGTAAAACTAGAAGTGCCACGCTTTTGGCTTGTGGGTCCTGAAAAACTTCTTGTCAGTAAAGCTAGAAACAGCTCTTTCTTTCTTCTTTGATTTCTGAGCTCCTAAAAGAGCCAATCCAGAGCTAATAGTCAAGTCAAACTTAGTACGCTTATCTATCTTGTATGCGATCCAGTCCTCTAGAGTTCGGTTAAAGTACATATTTCCAAGCTCCTCAGTCTCAGCCTTTATACCTACGTGGTCATGTATATAAGCTTCGATAGCTTGAGCATGAGACTGTATCACATCTTGTGAGTTCGATGGGATACCCTTGGTTCTTACGTTTGCAGAAGAGTTACCCGTCTTTAGAAAGTCAGGACGATCCATTAAGTAACCGTCGTAACCCCTTGATTCAAAGTACCTTACGATACCGTACTTATTGTTCTCTACAAGCAAAGGGTACCCATAAAAGAAAGAGCACATCAACACATCCTCATAGAAGATGCTGGCTAGATCTGGACGAGAAGCATACTCCACGACAAACATATTAGCTGGAACGTCCATGTTAAACTTGTTGTACATATGTAAAGCCCCTTTAGAGCCCCGTCCGTCCACTGTAGCGTCTAGGTCATACGAGTCAACGCCTCCGACTCCGATATGCCCGTTAGGGGCCACCTTTTTGCCACGCTCGTCTTTTTTCTGGTTCCTTAGGTGATCGGGTGGCATCCAGGAGACTCTAAACCTACCGTTGGGGTCTGGAGAGAACACAACCTCTTCATCTTTCTTCCTCCATATGAAGTTACCCTTTACTACTGGGTTAGGAAACATATCTTCATTAAGTTCTATCTGCTGGTATATCTTACCTATATTAAATAGACTACCCTCGATGCTATCTCTAAACGCTTCATCTTCGGTAAAAGGGAACTGCCTAATGATCTCATTTAGCTCAGAAGGGTCGTTTTTAAAGGAGCTACGCTCGTTTTTTAGATAAGTCTTACTCCCTTGATCAATGACCTCTCCATCTATACCATGTATGTGTACGCTTTGGGAAGGGTCATCAACAACAGCATTACCATAAACATCAAAGAAACCTTCTAGGGCGTCATACGCGGGGATGAATATTCTGTATAGCCCAGACCTGGTTCGTCCGTTTTGGTTTCTTTCATTAGGATCGGAGTCGGCCCATAGCTCTCGGTACTCTTCACCTCCTTTATTCATGGGGTTTACCGTGCTGCCTACCAGCGCCTTACCTATTACTCTCTTACCTACGATTAAACAGGTCCTCTCAATCCTCCAGGCTTCCCTGATATCAGTAGGTTTCTCCCACTTACCAGCCTCATCGAGGTATAGCATATGCAGCTTCTCACCGTCATATGCGTTGTTCGTAGTGTTCTTCCAGTTGATTACTGAATTAAGGGCGTCCCCAATCTGAGAGGTTTTATTGTTTTTCGTGATACGCTTCGATGGCTCACGAAATGCCAGCTCCATACGAGGGTTTGTGGTACCGTCCTGGATGGGCTTAAAAAAGAATGGGTAGCTGCGAAAGATCGCAACCACTTTCTTCATAAAGATATTTTCCTGCGAGTCTTTACCAGTCTTCGACTGTATGCCAAGAAGCTTCTCTTTAACTTGACTAGCTTCATCCACCAAGACAGCAGAGCATACGTTAGTGTAGCCAGAACGACGACACTTAGTATAAAGCTGACCGAAACAACGAGGGTCAGCTTCACAAGCAGCCATGTGCGTAAAGATGTCTTTTTGGAAAG